TACCACTGTTTAATAAACTAAGCGAATCGATTTATAAAAAATACGATCTAGAAAACAACACAGATTACAATAATTTTGTTGAGAAATACATAAAGGATTTAAATGATTTATGATTAAAAATATTGATAGTGAATATAAGCGATTAATTTCGCTTTTTTCTTTGGTAGATGAATCAAAGAAGGAGTTAGTAGACACATTAATACATCAAGCTGCATTCATGAAAGTGGAACTTGATAAACTTCAAGGACAAATTAGAAAGTTTGGAGCAGTTCAAATATCAACTAAAGGTTCTCAACGACAAACTGAAGCTGCCAAGTATTATACAAAACTTGTGAATTCTTATGGAACCGTAATCAAAACCTTAAATACTATTCTAGGAACACAAGTAGATGATGGAGAAGATGCATTTGATGAATTTCTTAAGAGAGCTAGTGAATGAACTATCTAGTTGAATATTATCAAGAAATAGAGAATGGGGATATTCTTGTTGGTGAAGAACTCAAAAAACAGCTTGATGATTTAGTAAAAGATCTTGATAACCCTAAATACATATTTGATATGAAACCAGGAGATTTAAGAATAAGCTTCATTGAGACATTTTGCAAGCATACAAAATCACCATTTAATGGGATGCCATTTATTCTTGAGTTATGGGAAAAAGCAATTATTCAAACTGCATATGGATTCAAAATGGCTGATACTGGACTTAGAAGATTTAATGAAGTTATATTGTTGATCGCTAGAAAGAATGGTAAGACCACCTTTGTTGCCGGATTAGATATTGCTGAGTTCTTTCTTTCAAGAGGTGGAGTAGACATTATCTGTGCTTCTAATACAACAGAACAAGCAAACATTCTTTTTGAAGAAATTAATAATATGCGAGAGCAATCTCCATCATTATCAAAGGAAACAAGAAGCAAGAAAAACATCTTTTACATCTATTCTCCAAAAACGAAAAACAAGATCAAGAAATTATCAGCTCAATCTAGAAATAAAGATGGATATAACATCGAAGTAGGTTGTATCGATGAAGTTCATGAGATGACTGATTCAAAAGTTTATGATGCAATCAAACAATCACAATCTACCAAGAAAGAACCTTTAATATTTATCATAACCACTGAAGGGACAACGGTCGGGGGTTTTTTAGATAGTAAGCTTGACTATAGTCGTAAGATGCTTAAAGGTGAGATACAAGATGAAAGAGTTCTTCCCTGGCTTTATACACAAGATTCCGTAAATGAAATATATGAGGATAAAAAGACATGGCAAAAATCAAATCCGAGTATTGGTGTCGTTAAGTTAAATAGTTACCTTGAAGATGTAATGAATAAATCAAAACATGACTTATCAACAAGAGTAACAATGCTTTGTAAGGACTTTAACATCAAACAAGCAGATTCAGGTTCATGGTTAAATTTTGATGATTTAAACAATGACGAGACATATAACATCGATGATTTAAGAGATAGTTATGCAATAGGTGGTGTGGATCTATCTTCAACAACTGATCTAACTGCAGCTATTCTTGTTATTCAAAAAAAAGAAAGTAGTAAGAAGTTTGTGTTATCACATTTCTTTATGCCAAGTGAAGTTTTGCAAAAAAGAATTACTGAAGATAATGTTCCTTATGATATCTGGGTAAAAAGAGGACTGGTGACTTTAACAGAGGGAAACCAAAATGATTTTAGTTTAGTTACTCAATGGTTCATGAAGATGATACAAACATATGGAATTAGACCTTTATGGGTTGGATTTGATCCATGGAACTCACAGTATTGGATTAAAGAAATGGAAGACCTAGGTTTCAATATGGAAAAAGTAAGACAGGGGATTTATTCTCTATCGGAACCCATGAAGCAGTTAGAGGCAGATCTTAAAAATAGTCTAGTAAATTACAATAGCAATCCAATTTTAAAATGGTGTTTAGCAAACACTCAAGCCAAGGTAGACTTGAATGGCAATATTCAACCATCAAAGTTAAACTCAAAATACAAACGTATTGATGGATCAGTAGCACTAATTATTGCATATACAGTTTTAAATAGGTATAAACTTGATTATGAAAACATGCTATAATTTAATAGGGTGATAAAATTGAATAATGAGTTTGTCATATTTTGTGAAGAGAATCATTTAACAAAAAGAAATATTGAAAATAAAACAGAGTATTTATCAGATTTGAAAACTGCTGTGACAAGAAGTATTTCAGGACGAATGGGTGCAGAAATTTCTTTGAATTTTCTTGTTGAGTCAGAGCATATGATTGCAAATGCGATCAAACAATATGAATTAGGATATTTTGATGCTGCATTTTATAGTTTAAGATCAACACTTGAATTATTTATGCTTTTGGTATTTTTTATTGAGCATCAGGATATTGAGTTAACGGCTCATATTAAGAAGTGGAATAAACTTGAATATATGGATACATTTTCCAAAATGGATAAATACTTGTACAAAAAAAGTGATTTATATATAAATATTAAGGATTCTATGTCTGAATACTTTGAAACACTAGCAACTTTAAACAATAAATTGAATAAAAAAGTTCATAAACAAAGTTTCTTTAATTTCTATGCTAACAGGTCTCATCCAATTGCATCTAGGAAGTATGATTTTGATAAAGAACAATTGTTTTTTGAAGAATCAGTTGTGAAAATAATAGGTGCTGTAATCGTTTTTAGACTATTTATTGATCCAATGCCAGTCTTATTAATGGATAAAGAAATCTATTTAAGAACAAAAGACACAATGTCAGGTCCATTGACAGAACCATTTATAGATAAATATATTGGTGCTGACAATATTGAAGCATATAAAACCTGTGAAATGTATCAACTTCATCATGAACAATTCATGCAAGACCAAAAATTCTATGAAGCTGTTGCTGATTTAATGAAATTCAAAATCATTGATTTAGAAAAAAAAGATGAAATTGAAGAACAGTTTAGTTATCTATATGATGACGACAAGTTAGCGTTTAGAATCGCTTGCGAATCAGACAAAATATTTGCCATTGATGTATATAATGGAATCAGTAAATATACAACTAGTAATATTCCAAAAGAAAAGCAACCTTACTATAAAAACATGGAACATCAGAAATACTTTAAGTTAGAAAAAGATATCCTAAATAATACTTTTGAAGATATAGTCATTTCTATATTTGTAATTGAGAATCAAAGGATATTTATTGAACAAGGTGCTGAAATTGATATAGAAACTTTAAAAAGAATTAGAGTAATCATTGGTGAATATTCCAAAACAAAATAGGAGGAGCTCATGGCACTTTTCAAACGAAAAAGCAAAACTGGATCATTTGATGCACTCCAGCTAATCAGTAATCTTAATACATTTTATACACCATTTGGAAACAATATATCCAATAGTGATGTCGTTAAGATTTGTATTGACAGAGTGGCAAGTCAATGTGCAAAGTTGAAACCAAGATTTATAAAAACTGAAAACGATAAGACAGTAACCGAGAAGAAAGGGCGACTGTCTTTTCTTTTGAAATATAAACCGAATGAAATCATGACACCTTATGATTTTATCTATAAGACAATTACGTTGTTGCTACTAAATGATAATGCATTTATCTATCCGAAGTTTGATAAACAAACCGGAGAGCTTAAAGGAGTATATCCGTTAAGGCCAGTGACAGTAGAAATGATTGTTGACACATCGGATGCTTATTTCATTAAGTTTCTGTTTGATAATGGAGAGTCGTATACTTTGCCATATGATAATATAATCCACTTGCGAAGACATTATGGACAAAATGATATCTTTGGTGGAACAGGATCATCCGGTGATCATGAAGCGATCCTTAAAACAATCTCAATCAACGATAGTTTACTTCAAGGAATAGATAATGCCATTAAGTCATCGATGCAGATCCGTGGAATCATCAAGATGAATGGGATGTTATCAGAAGTAGATAAGAAGAAACAACGAGATTTATTTGATGCTGCATTATCTGAATCAATGAATGTTAAAGGGAGTTCTATTATTCCAATTGATCTTAAATCGGAATATATTCCCTTGAATGTTGATCCAAAGCTTATCGAAAAGTACACACTTGAGTTTTTACAGTCGAAGATCTTAGATTACTTTGGAGTTTCTGTTCCAATATTTACATGCAAATATACTGAAGAAGAATTCAACTCATTTTATGAATCAACCATTGAGCCTCTTGCTATTCAATTAAGCGAGGCTTTTTCTTTAGGATTACTTACAGATAATCAAATAGAACGTGGAGAAG